GAAAATGTGGCGGTCGTGATAGAAGCCCGGCAGCGCGGTGTAGAAGTTGCTGCGCGCGAGAATGTCGCGGATCAGCATGGTCACATCGTCGAGCCACGCACGCACGCCGGGCTGCTCGTTGATCGAGGTGTCGGTCACGCCCAGCTTGAACCATGGCCGGCTCTTGCTGGTGTGCCCGCCCATGAAGCCTGCGTCCATGGTGCGCAGCGACTTGGTGCCGTGGCTGTTGATGATCTTGTCGCGCCTCGGCAGCGATCGCTTGCCGCGCTTCTGCGACAGGTAGCGGCCAGCGTAGGGGTCGAGATACTGCGCAGCGTCCATCCAGTCGGCTTCGTACAGCGTCCGCTCTGCGATCAGGTCGTCTTTCCGCTTCTGACCATAGCAGCGCAAATCCTTGTCCATGGATCAGCTCCGGTTATGGAAGTAGAGCGCGCGGGCGATGGCGAGGGCGAGCGGGTTGAGTGCCATCGTCTTGAGGCGGAGCGCAGCGTGCATGTCAGGAGCCCAGCGCCGTCTTGGCCGCGCCCGTGGGCGCAGCACCAGCGGACGAACCGCCAGCGAGGATGGTGGACTGTCGGCCGTAGGCTTGGCGACGGCGCTTGCGCTCGGCATCGCGCTCGGTCACGGCGGTGTCGTCCACGATCTCCGGCCCGGCTTGCGGGGCGGAGGCGATGGGTTTCACCTTGGGGGCTTTCGAGAAGCACATGGGATGGTCCTTTAGGTGAGTTGCAGGAAGCCTGCCAGCCAAGCGGCAGCAGCGCCGAGGTTGGACACGAGCGCGAAGTAGGAGGCGGCCTTTGGCGCGTCGTCGTCCTCGCTGATGGAGATGCTGGTGAGCCACTGGGCGGCGTAGGCCATCCCCATGGCGGCTACGGACCACACCACGGTGGTGCGGTCGTTGCAGACGATGCCGGCGACCAGCAGCCCGAGCATGGCGACGATGCCGAGCATGATGGTGGCGCGGAAGGATGCGATGAACCAGTCCATGCGGATTACCCCAGTGGGTTGTAGATGCCGTCACGCTCGGATGCGGACAGGTAGGAATCGCTCACCGCGTTGGCGTAGCTGTTGCTGCCGGACGGTGGGCGTGGTGCGGGTGCGATGTCGTAGGCGAACGTGAGCGCGAGTGCGTCGGCCTTGTCGGGGGAGCGGCCGAGCTTCTCTCGAATCTGCTCCTTCTCCTCCAGCCACATCTTGTCGCCCCGGAACACGTAGGTCATCGCCGTCAGCTCCGCGTGCAGCTCGGGGTCGTCAGGCAGCTTGCCGCCGGACTTCACCCACTCGGCGAGACGGAAGTGAATCTCGGTGCGCTTGTTGAAGTAGCGCGGATCGTCCGCCTTGCCGGAGAACGCCACGCCGATCGGGGTGCGGTTGATGACGCTGAGCTGGTCGATCCAGCCCGCGCCCCAGCCACCCGTGTTGTCCACGAAGCAGCCATCCGCCTCCACGTCCCTGTTCTGGCCGTCGAAGTTGCGCCACACCGAAGCGACCCAGCCCGCGCCTTGCAGCGAGTCGAGGTTGCGCCGCTCCATGGGCGGGTGCGCGAACCGTCCCTGCCGGCGCGCGATCACGCTGGCGTCGAGGCCGAACCGCGCCACGTCCACGCCGAGCACGCGCGCGGCGCCTGCAATGTCCTCGATGCGCACCACGCGAGACACGCTCGCGGAGATGTCGTCCGGGCCGAGCAGGGAGTTGATCGAGCTGGGCGGGAAGCGCCCGAACACATTGACCAGCACCCATGGGTTGTCGGCGCCGTACTTCTCGATCTGCTGCCGTGCCCACTCGACCGAGACCCGGGGCGTGCGCTTCGGGTCATCCGGGTCGGCGGTGATCTCGGTGAGGTGCCACAGCGCCCGCTCTTTCGTCGTGGCCCGGTAGAGCGGCCCTTCGAGGTGGGTCGGGTTGCCCGCGATCATCAGCCACGCGCGCTTGCTCACCCCATCCGCGTTGGCGAGACCGGCTTCGGCTGCGGCCATCACCGCGTCCGGTACGCCACCCGCCTCGTCGATGACGAACATCAGGTTATCGGCATGCAGGCCGGCGAGCGCGTCCGACTGCTGCGTGCTGTCAGCTCCCTTGCTCCAGCTGCGCGCCGAGGCCCACCACGTCTCCGGGTGGTCGTTGTTGTAGATGCGCGTCTTGGTCCACGTGAAGGCGGCCTTGAGCAGCTCGCTTTTGTTCTGCCACTTCGCCAGCTCGGTCCACAGGCCATCTTTCAGGTTGGCCTCGGTGATCGAGGTGCAGGCGATCTTGGGGTGCAGGAAGCACGCCAGCATCCACCAGACGCACCACGCGAGCAGCGCGGTCTTGCCCGGACCCTTGCACGCCTTCATCGCGAGGCGCGGATTGGTGGGAAGGGCGGCGAGCACGTCGGCCTGCCATGCATCCGGTTCCACGTGAAACTGGTCCTGCACGAACTTGATCGGGTTCTCGCGCCACTCCCGAATGGCGTCGGCAGCGGTACTCACTCGGTCGGCTTGAGGCTCGCGCCCACCAGCTGCTCGTAGGTGAGTCGGCCGGTCACGTCCACGCGGTCGCCGTACTTCTTAGGCAGCAGCTTCACGGCTGTCCACTTGCGGGCGTCGATGCGGTTGCGGGCGCGCTGGGGGTCGGTCTCGGTGTCGGCGATGTCGATGATCTCCTCGGCGTAGTGCTCAGCCCGGGCCTCGCACGCACGCGCGTACTGGCCAGAAAACTCCGCGTCCCTGTGCAGCCATGTCCTCACCGTCTCGGCCGTGGGCATGTCCGGCATGTCCCCGATCGCGCGGAGCGACTTCCCCGAGGCAATCAGGCTGCACACGCGCTCGACCAGCACCGGGGTGAACTTCGAAGGCCGCCCGGGCTTGGCCTTGGGCGTGGGCGTGGGCGTGGTGGCCTTGGCTGCCCCCACAGCAGCCGTTGGGGTCTTGGGAGTGGTCTTGGGCGCCTTGGGCTTGGCGGGCGCCTTGATGGGCTTCTTGGTGCTCACGGGGCCGCCTTGCCTTGCAGGGCGTCGATGGCGTCGAACTGGCGCTCGTACTG